GTGCCTGGTGCTAAGTATATGCCAGCAGTCAAACGAAGATACTGGGATGGAAAGATAAGATTGTATTCACCTGGTACTGGTGAGATATATGTTGGTCTATTTGATTACCTTACTGATTACCTAGAGCAAAAGGGGTATGAATATGAGGTTAACGACGATAAATATTATGGTAGACCTGATGAAGTAGAAGATTATGTCACACCTGAAGGCACAGCGGCTTTTGTTCGTGCTCTTAGGCTCCCCTTTAAAGCAAGAGATTACCAGCTTAAAGGAATTTACTCTGCGCTTAAATTTCGTCGCAAGCTTTTACTATCCCCCACGGGATCGGGCAAGTCATTAATAATCTATGCTTTGGTGCGTTGGCACCTGTTGAAAGAGAGGGAGATATTAATTATTGTACCAACTGTGTCTCTAGTAGAGCAGTTGTCTAAAGATTTCCAAGACTATGGTTGGAATACCAATAAGATACACAAAATTAGTGCAGGAGAAGAGAAATATGTCAGCAATCCAGTCGTTATATCAACTTGGCAGTCTATCTATAAGGAACCCCGTAAGTTTTTTGAACGTTTTGATGTCATTATCGGGGATGAAGCACACCTTTATAAAGCTAAGTCACTCACGAGTATTCTTACTAAGTGCTATGGTGCGAAGTATAAGGTAGGATTAACTGGTACCCTAGATGGTATGGAAGCACACCAACTTGTTCTAGAAGGACTGTTTGGTAGGGTAGATAGGGTCACCAAGACAGTAGAATTAATGAAGAAAGGACACCTGACACCACTAAAGGTGAGGGTTGTACTACTAAGACATGGATGGGTACCCTTTGATCACTACCATCAGGAGATGGATTACCTGTGTATGCACACCAGACGTAGTAATTTTATATGTAATCTAGCACTAGATCTAAAGGGAAACACTCTAGTGCTTTTTAATTACATAGAGAAACACGGAGAACCGTTGTGGGAAATGATAAATAATAAGGTAAGTAAAGATCGTAAGATCTTCTTCATACATGGCGGTGTTGATGCTGTAGAAAGAGAGGAAGCACGTACTATATGTGAGAGTGAAAAAGATGCTATAATATTAGCATCATATGGAACCTTCTCAACTGGTATTAACATCCGTAATCTACATAATGTTATCTTCGCTTCACCTAGCAAGTCTAGGGTAAGGAATTTACAATCTATCGGACGGGTATTGAGGAAGGGTGATAATAAAGCACAGGCAGTATTGTATGATATTGCTGATGACTGCTCTAAAGATCACCAATATAACTACACTTTGAGACATCTTGCCGAGAGGATAAAGATTTACGAAGAAGAGAGTTTTGATTATGAAATAACAAAGGTTAATCTTAAGAGATGACAATCAATTATATTAGACACGAGCAAGAATTCTTTGGTGTTATTAAGATGAAGTCTGGTGAAACCATACTGGGCACCATGATTGCGACAGAGGAAGATGCTTCACCAGGTAAAACTGTATTTTATATACAAGATCCTGCAACACCACACAACCATCAGATTGAAAAGGATGGTCAGACTGGTATGGCAGTAGGACTACTCAAGTGGATGATGTTTTCTGACGAAGAATTCTATATGGTTAATGAAAGTGATGTTGTTACAGTAGCACCTATGTCTATGGAGTCTGTCCTCATGTATAAAATGTGGGTCAGAAAAGAGAAGGGTGGTAATCATTCTGAGGTAGAGATTAAGATCAATAAGAATATGGGATTAGTGGGTAAAGTATCTAATTTTAGAGGTCAATTAGAAGACTTCTGGAAAAGAACTAACTCCGTTGACAATAAGTAAATAATACTATACAATGTATACAGGTGAGATAATCATATGGCAGCCGTGGCAAGAAAACAAAAACAACATTACGTTGACAACAAGAAATTTTTAGCTGAGATAACTAAGTATCGTGAGGCTGTCGATGACGCACGGGCTTTAGACAAAGAGAAACCGAGAATAACACACTACCTAGCAGAATGTTTTCTAAAGATAGCAACACACCTATCATATAGACCAAACTTTATTAACTACATGTATAAAGAAGACATGATCTCTGATGGTGTAGAGAATTGTGTCCAGTATATTGATAACTTTGATCCTGCCAAGTCCAAGAATCCTTTTGCATATTTCACACAGATAATTTACTACGCATTCCTCAGACGTATTGCTAAAGAGAAGCGTCAGATGGATATAAGAGACAAATTAATAGAGAAGAGTGGGTATGAGCAAGTCTTCCACTCAGATAATAATGATGACCACTCTGAGATGAATAGCATCAAGGGTCGTATTGAAACAAACATGAGAAACTGATGACTGATTTATGGGCTGGCTATAGGTCGGCAGTCTTTGACGTGTTCCCTGACCTCAAGTTTGAATCTAATCATGCAACGTGGGAGAATAAGAGAGGCACTAAGTTAACTGCTGATCTATACAGTGGTAAGTATTTCCTCAAGTCTAGGCATGTAGATATATGGGACGGAAAGAAGCTTAATATACACAACAACATCATCTATCCTAAGACACCCAAGGTGGGACAGGAGATAGTCCCTTGTTTTGGTATGGATCTGATGGGATTCAGTGATAAGAAGGTTATAATAGTATTTGATTTCCAACATCCAACAGAGAATTATCTTTTAGATGTACCACCATTACCTAAGACAACAGAGAAGTATCGCTTCTTTGAGCCAGGTAATCATTTCTCTAACAATATATTTGTAAGACACTGTGAGGCAGATCTTGTTGATACATTTCTACCTACATTCAAATATTATTTGTCACTCTATAAGGAGATGATAGAGAGGACTAAACCTACTGGAGAAGATGGTAACTATTACCATGACTTTGATAAGTATATGATCAAGTTGGATCCTATATCAGGGTATCTGGGTAGTGCCTTTGGTAAGGAAGAGTCGGAGAAAATAATCAGGGAATTCTTTTTTAGTTATGCATAGAGATTTTGCACAAGATGTAGCAATGCTTCTGTCTTTTACTATGCAGGATCTACCTGGCGTGGAGAAGATAGAGAGTCCCTTACATGAAGTGAAGAAGGAAGGGTTGATCATCAAGAATACCATGTATAAATCACCTGTCTTAAGGAAGATGCACCTTGAGTTGGCAGAGATTAATGACATGAAGATACTACACTGTGTCTTATTTCCTGATCCTCATTACAAACTACCTATATTTGGGTGTGATATTGTTGCTACTGAGAAGACAGTGACTGCTGCTATCGTTGATGTATCTCCTGTGCATGGAGTGCCAGATGAATTCTATACTAAGATAAGAGAATTGAGTAATGAATATCATTTCAAGGGTAGAAGACCACTACCATTGTGGGGTGATGAAATCTTCTCACCTTACTGTAAGTTTACAAGACTGAATGAGGAGATAGATATAGCAAACTTCTATTGTATTATCCTCCATTACCTTGGAGCATTCCGTGAGGCAGTATTAGATGCTAAGAAGGATACCTTCTGGGTCGATGTGATGAAGAGACTTGATGATCAGGTATGGTATTGTCAGCAGCAGAAGAAAAATGATAAGACACGTGGTATATTAGAGAAATGGTTTGACAAGGAGTTTGCAGACATGTATATGAATGAGGTATTATTCGATGAGCCAGCAATTAAGTAGATCTAAAGACAGCACTGTCCATAAACTATTCTATACACCTGTATATCAGGGTCATATAGATCCTCCTGAAGGTCTGCATGAAATGTTGCAAGAGAAGTATAAGAATTGTAACAAAGCAACATGGGCAGCAGAGTCTAACCTTTCTACTGGTGAGTTAGGTATGGATCTCTTTAAGGAACCTCTGGTTACTGAGCTTATAAACGTAATGATGGGTGCTGTGATAGAGTATTGGGATCAATGGTTGCACTTTGCACCTGCTCAGATAGAACCTACCTCATGTTGGTCTAACATACACCAGAAAGGTGACTGGACTGGAGAGCATTCACATTCCAGTGGCATGTATGGATGTCACATAGCATCTGTATACTATCTGGAGAAGGGTGAAGGTGGTGATATTCAGTTGTGTGATCCATTGGATTACATTCACAGACTCACACCCTTGTTTAAAGACTGGAGAGAGAGGCTAATATCTGAGACCGTGCCAACTAAGACAGGGGATTTCCTATTATTTCCTGGTTGGATACGTCATCGCACAGAGTTTGCAACTGGACAAAGGCAAGCAATTAGTATAAACTTTAATGGAGACATTGTATGAAGGTACTTCTGATAACAGATCAGCATTTTGGTGTAAGGAATGATAACCAACACTATGTTGATAGGTACCGTAGGTTTTATACAGAGACAGTCTTACCAAAGATTGACGAAGAAGGTATTACTGAAGTATTATGTCTAGGTGATACGTTTGATAGAAGAAAGGGAGTTAATTTCTCCTCCCTAGAGGCAGCAAAAGAGATGTGGTTTAGACCCCTTGCTGACAGAGGAATTAAAATGACAATGTTGCTAGGTAACCATGACATCTATTTCAAAAATACTCTCCGTGTTAATAGCCCTGAGCTTCTTCTTGGGGAGTTTGATAATATTGAGATCATTTATTGTCCAGGTGAGAGGCTTATAGGTGGCACTAAGATGATGCTTATCCCTTGGATCTGTGATGAAAACCGTACAGCATGTATGGAAGCAATCAGGGATACCGATGCTAAGTATTGTATGGGTCATTTTGAATTGAATGGTTTCGATCCGATACCTGGTTATACTATGGATCATGGTGATGACCCAAACCTTTTAAAGAAGTTTAAGATGGTGTGCTCAGGTCACTATCATTTTAAAAGTACGAAGGCAAATATTAGTTACCTAGGTAACCCATGTCAGTTATATTGGAATGATTACCAGTCAAAAAGAGGGTTTCATATTCTAAATAATGGTGAGTTGGAATTCTATGAGAATCCTTTCAAGACTTTTCATAAAATATATTACAACGACAAGTTAAATCTATCACCAAAAGAGATTAAAGACCTTGACGGAATGTATGTAAAGGTTATAGTAGAGGAGAAGAATGATCAAGTTAAGTTTGATAGTGTAGTCCGCAGACTGCAAGCTGCTGATCTAGCAGACCTTAAGATCATTGAGGATATGTCATATGAATTGGATGATGTTGATGATGATATTGAGATTGAGGACACATTGACTATACTAGAGCAGTGTGTATCTGATTTTGATAACAAAGAAGGTATATTTAAGATACTAAAATCACTATACATGGAGGCTGTGGAGGTCTAATGTTTGTGCTACTAGACAAAAAGACTGGTGGTGTGTATGCTGTAAGGGATGACAACCACACTGAACGTGTTGTCCAGATATTTCTTGACAGAGATGATGCTGTACGTTATTATCAGATGTTGAAAGCTGACAGCTATCCTAGGAAACTATCTGTCCAAGAGATAGAAGAGGATCAAGTGAAGGAAAACTGCACGATGCATGGATATGCATTCAGTTTCATCAGTCCTGACGATTTTGTTATACCACCGCCACAAGATTGAATGATCGTATTTGAAAAGATTCGTTGGAAGAATTTCCTATCTACAGGTAACTCTTTCACAGAGGTGAATATTACTGATTCTCAATCACATCTGGTCGTAGGACCTAATGGTGCAGGGAAATCTACTATGTTAGATGCTCTGTGCTTTGTTTTGTTCAACAAACCATTTAGAAAGATCAGTAAGGGTCAGTTAATTAATAGTATAAATGAAAGAGAGACGGTAGTAGAGATAGAATTCAGGATAGGTGGAGTAAATTACAAAGTTATTAGGGGGATTAAACCAAATGTATTTGAAATTTATAGAAACGATAAACTACTTGATCAGGATGCTGCAACCAAGGACAGCCAAAAGTATCTTGAGCAATCAATTATCAAGTTCAACTACAAGTCATTCACACAGGTTGTCATCCTTGGTTCATCCACATTTGTCCCCTTCATGCAACTCAATGCCCCTGTCAGGAGAGAAGTTATTGAAGATCTACTCGATATCCAGATCTTCTCAAGAATGAATAACATCCTTAAGGATCGTATGAAGGATGCGAGAGAGACCCTTAAGGACTGTGATCATGAGTTAGCAATGTCAGAGAGGAGTATGGATCTCCAACGGAAGACTATTTCTAACATGGAGAAGATGAGTGATGAGCATAAAGAGAAGATGATGAAGAGAATGGGTCAGGTAGACCATAGAATACGTGAAAATCAGGATGAAGCAGAGGAATATGGTAAGAAGATAGGTCGAATGTCAGACATACAGAAAGAGTATGATGAGATGAAGGACATGAGGGTAAGGATTCAGGGTAATTTAGAGAAGTCAGAGAAGGATATCAAGTTTTTATGGGAGAATGACACCTGTCCTACTTGTTCAAGACCACTAGATGAGAAACATATACTAGTTGATGAGGCACAGGAGAGACAGGAGAAGTTTAGTAAGGGTGTTGCTGTCATTACTGACGCACTTAACCGAGGACATCAGCAAATAACAGAGTTAAGATCATTTGCAGACAAGATAAATGCTAATAATCATGAGATTAAGGCACTTCAAAAGGAAATGAATCAGTTGTTGAAGGATGTCAATGCAGAAACACCTAACATCGATGATGAGAGAGCAATATTAGAGCAGTATGAGGATAAACATTCGGCCATTTCACATGACTGTGCTGAGGTACATAAGGAGCATGACAATTTGAAGGTGGTTGGTACCTTATTGAAGGACTCTGGGATAAAAAGTAAGATCATTAGCAAATTTGTACCAATTATTAACAAAAGTATAAATAAATACTTACAATCAATGGACTTCTTCGTCAACTTCACCCTTGATGAGGAGTTTAATGAAGTTATTAAGAGTAGATTCCGTGATGACTTCTCCTATGCATCCTTTTCAGAGGGTGAGAAGCAAAAGATTGACCTAGCACTGCTCTTTACATGGAGAGACGTTGCTAAGCTCAAGAATTCTGCTGCAACCAACCTCCTTATCCTTGATGAGGTGTTTGATTCCTCTCTGGATGACCAAGCAACCGATGAATTGATGAAGATTCTGAAGGGATTGGGTGAGAATGTTAATTTATTTGTCATTTCCCACAAAGGAGAGCTACTTCTTGATAAATTTGAGAAAACCCTCCGTTTCGATAAGGTCAATGATTTTTCCAAACTGGCAGCATCATAGTAAGAAGGATGCTAAACGGACGTTGAAACCTCAAGCACTGAGGTCCGCCCGTGAAAGACGAAGACACTTAAAGAAGTGTCTACTTGGACCCCCAAAGCACCCTAGGGGGTCTTATACTGTTCATATACACACGAGATCACATGCAGAATCAAGAAGTTAAAGGAAACTTAGCAAGACTACTAGCAACGGAGAACCTTATCGTTGAGCATAGGGTAGTAGAGACTGCATCCTTTGATGTTGATCGCAGAGTATTGGTTCTACCCATCTGGAATGTGTCTAGCACCGTATATAATATGCTAGTGGGTCATGAGGTAGGTCATGCACTCTTCACACCCAACAAAGACTGGGGTGATCTATCAATACCTAAGTCTTACATCAATATTACAGAGGACGCACGTATAGAGAAGTTGATGAAGAGAAAATTCCCTGGTCTTGCTAAGGATTTCTTCAAAGGATACTCACAACTTAATGATCAGGACTTCTTTGATCTCCAAGACACAGAAATCGCTAAGTTAAACCTTATAGACAGAATTAATCTACATTATAAGGTAGGATCATATCAATTGATACCATTTAATGACGCTGAGATAGGTCTCAGAGACGCTGTAGGTGGCACGGAAACATTTGAAGAGGCAGTTGCTATTGCAGAAGCAATTTATGAGTATGAAAGAGCAAAGAAAGAAGAGGAGAAAGTATCGTCACTCGCTGGTAAAAAGGATACTGAAGACCTTAATATAGAGGGCATTCCTGGTGATAGTTCATCAGAAAAACAGGGTGAAGAGGGTCCAGGAGCACAGAGTGAGCAACAAGAAGAGTCTGAAGAGGGTGAATTTGAGGGTAAGAGTAATGAAGATTTACTTGAAGAGTTACTAGGTGGTGATGAAGCAGGTGATCTAGACTCTAAGACTGACAAAGCACTAGCACAAAACTTAGCAGACCAAGCAAGTAAGCAAGAGCAAGATCGTCCTAAGTATCTTGAGGTTGATAGTGTAGACCTTAAGCATCATGTGATAGATCCTCATACTATAAACAAACTATCGCATGAGTATTGGGGTAATGCTCAGTTTACTGACCCAAACAATGACTTCTACAGGACAATTGACTTCACTGTTGTTGATGCTGAGTATCGTAAGTTTAAAAGAGAGTGCTCACGTGAGGTAAACTATCTCTCTAAAGAATTTGAGATGAAGAAAGCAGCATCTGCATATGCTAGAGAGCAAATTGCAAAGACTGGTGTCCTTGATACTGCTAAACTTCATACCTATAAGTTTAATGATGACATCTTTAAGAAGGTAACAGTAAGAAAGGATGGTAAGAATCATGGATTGATCTTCCTACTAGACTGGTCTGGATCTATGGCAGAGTATATTCATGACACAATGAAGCAATTGCTTTCATTATGTTTCTTCTGTCGTAAATCAAACATTCCATTTGATGTTTATGCATTTGTGCAGGATGGACAGTACTTCCCTGAGCAACACAACAGAGATGATTGGAAAGGAAGAGTTGATACATTCTATGTCCCAGATCATTTCTTCTTATTAAACTACTTAAACAATAAGTTAAACAGTGCTACCTTTGATAAGTATGCACGTGACTTATGGAGAGTGACATACATGTATGAGTCACGTTATGGAATGATGAGAAAGCAGTGGGACTGGACTAATCCTAATCCAACTCCTGATGCTATCCCTAATCACTTACAGTTGGGTGGCACTCCTCTTAATGAAGCAGTTGCTTGTCTTCAAACTATCATTCCAGAATTCCAAGCAAGGAATAAGGTTGAGAAAGTGCATGTATCTATCTTATCTGATGGTGAAGCAGCATACTCTGCACAGTGGGTAGAGACTGAGTGGAATGGTAAGAAACAATTACACAGATCTTCTATCAGATATAATACATTCATTAGAGATAGGAGATCTGGTAGGACTTATGCACCAACTCATAATCAGAATGGCACTGGCACCACTAAGCAGTTACTACAATATCTTAAAGGTAGATTTCCTCAGTGTAATTTCTTAGGGTTTAGAATCTGCACACCTCGTGATCTCTATAGGTATCTTGGTCAAGAGATTCCTTATGAGAAGCAGCACATCTATAAGAATCAGTGGACTAAAAACAAGTCATGCTGTGCACCTATACTAGGATTCCAAGAGATATACTTTTTATCATCTAAGAATTTGAATGTAGACACTGAGTTTGAACCTAAGTCTGACTCTAAGGCAGATATTAAGAGAGCATTTACTAAGTCTCTTAAGAATAAAGCAAACAATAAGAAGATATTATCTTCATTCATTGCACAGATAGCATGATCCTATTCAAGAAAGACCATTATAAAGTTAATGTTTCTTGGGATGATGTGATAAAGAAGCTAGATAGTGAGTTCACTGAGGGTTCTCACTATCTTCAAGTTTCTGGACCGCCATCAGAGTTTCATCCGAGAGTTGGCGTTGTATGTCATAACAATCATTTTCCTGGTAGTATTGGTGATCTAGTGAGGTTAGTACAACCTGACCTTGAATCTAAATATGATTACTGTGACGTTGATATGTACGTTTCATTCTGTAAAGATGCTTGCAGTCATGGTAGACACTGTGACGACAAGGATGTTTTAATTGTACAAGCAATAGGGAGAATGGAGTATGGATTCGATGATGGGAGAATATTTGTGTTGGATCCTGGCGATAGTATATTCATACCAGAAGGGGTATATCACAACCCTACTGTCCACAGTCCAAGAGCAACAGTTAGTTTTGGATTACTATGAATATATTCGCAGTAGATGAGGAGCCAGCACTAGCAGCATTCCAATTACCAGACAAATACATTGTCAAGATGCCAGTAGAGACTGCACAGATCATTGCATTGGTCTTTTCTAAGTGGCATTGGAATGTAGGACCAGTATTTAAAGCAAATAATGAGGTCTATAACGTGGAGAAGGGTGCGTTTAGAAACCACCCATGCACTAAGTGGGCAGCAGAGAATGATGATAATTTACAGTGGTTATTCCAACATGGTATATCATTATGTAATGAATATGAGTCTAGATATGGTAAGAAACATGCTTGTGAGAGGAGTATAAGACTCGCTGCTCTAACTCAGATGGATAATGGATGCCCTGAGCATCACACTCCATTTGTTAGGGCAATGCCTGATGCTCTAAAGTATCGTGATGACATTGATACTGTCACTGCATACAGGATGTACCTCAGCACTAAGCCATGGGTCTTAGATAATTACCGTGTGCCAGAGAACAAACCGTCATGGCTACCTGCACAACCCCTTGATCTTGGACTATAATAAGTGTATACAAAACAAAGACATCAATGCCTGTAAAAGTTAACGTCACTACCGAAGACATTAGAGACTACCTAGTAGGAGAATTCGGAGTAAATGTAAAGACACCTGAATTACTTAATGCATGTGACCATTTCGGTCTTGCATACCAAACAGTATCAAAATACATCAACAAATATAAAGTTAAAAGAGGGGTCTGGGATCTAACAGTGGCCGAAGCAAAGCAGCAACTAGAGAAGACAGTATCCTTAGTTGCAACTGAGGTTAAGTCACTAATACCAGAGAAGGATAACCACTTCGTACCCTTTGGTAACTTCAATGACTTAAAGAAAGTCTTAACATCTAAGGTATTCTATCCTATATTCATCACTGGTCTATCAGGTAACGGTAAGACCTTTGGTGTAGAGCAAGCCTGTGCTCAGGCAAAGAGGGATCTTATCCGTGTAAACATTACTGTGGAGACTGATGAAGACGATCTTATTGGTGGGTTTAGGCTTGTGGATGGGAACACAGTTTGGCATAATGGACCTGTCATTGAAGCACTGGAGAGAGGATCAGTCTTGTTACTCGACGAAATTGACCTTGCTTCTAATAAAATCCTCTGCTTACAATCCATCCTTGAGGGCAACGGTGTGTTCCTAAAGAAGGTGGGACGTTATGTCAGACCTGCTGATGGATTTACAGTGGTTGCTACTGCTAACACTAAGGGTAAAGGATCCGAGGACGGACGATTCATAGGTACAAATGTATTAAATGAAGCATTCCTAGAGAGATTCCCCATCACCTTAGAGCAAGAGTATCCTTCTGCTAAGACAGAGATCAGAATGCTCAATAACTATTGTAAGGAGTTGGATTGTTGTGATGATAAATACATTGCCAACTTAACTACATGGGCAGAGATTATCAGGAAGACCTTTAATGACGGTGGCACTGATGAAGTTATCTCTACACGTAGATTAGTGCATATTATTCGTGCTTATGCTATCTTTAGTGATAGGGTAAAGGCAATCAAGGTGTGTCTAAATCGTTTTGATGACGAGACAAAGCAGTCATTCTTAGAATTATATGATAAGATAGACAATGAGGTGGACATCGAGAACCTTGACACGGTACTAGCAAACTGATATGATACCAGTATGAAATACAGAGAAGACGATACGATCAAGGTGGTGCAGGATTACATATCCAGCACCTACCGATCACACTACTCTAACGAAGAGAAGGGGGTCCAAACTCTAGACCTCCTTGAGGCAATAGGATCAGCAGAGCACTTCTGTCAATCCAATATCATTAAGTATGCATCTCGTTACAAAAAGAAGAGTCAGCATAAGAGTGACGTGCTAAAAATCATTCACTATGCTATACTATTATATTATTTCTCAGGTACCTCATACCCTGATGATAAGACCGTCGCAGAACCCACTCCCGCAGAATTTATAGATTATGACTAATACCAATCGACCAACTGGCATTCAAGAAGGAGGTGTCCCAGTCGATTTCAAGACTAACATCTCACTGAGTAAGAAGACTATTGAAATTCTTCGTAACTTCAGTACGATTAATAAGTCATTGATCATTGAGCCTGGTAAGTTTATCCAAACTATGTCGGTCAATAAGAATATTATTGCACAGGCACAGATTACAGAGCATATACCTGAGCAGATGGCGATCTATGATCTACCATTGTTCTTAGGAGCACTGTCTCTATTCAAAAGCCCAGTGTTATTCTTCCCAGATAAGAAGAAGGTCATCATTTATGATGAGGATACTAAGGGTAAGACTACATTCTATTACAGTGACCCTGAGATCATTGTAACTGCACCAGAGTTTAATCCTAATCTTCCTGAGCAGGAGTTTATGTTTGACTTACCTCAGACTGATATCACACAGTTGATGCAGGCTGCTAAGGTATATGGTGTAGAAGATCTATGCATCAATGGATACCAAGGTGAGTATAGTATATGTGTAAGAGACAAGAAGAATACTACTTCTAATGTATTCTCATTACCTCTTAAGAAGATTAACTTCAATCAGGGTCTTGATGAGAAGACTGGTCAACCATATAAACTTACTCCAGAGCGTCAGACATTCTGCTTCTGCTTTAAGGTAGAGAATCTTAAGTTGATTGATGCAACTTATCACGTGACACTTAGCAATAAAAACATTGCTAACTTTAATTCACTGTCACACAGCAACATTAACTACTTTATAGCACTGGAGCCTAAGTAATGTTTTTATGGGTAGAGAAGTATCGACCAACTACAATTGAAGAATGCATCCTACCTGAAGATACTAAAGCAGTATTCAAAGGATTCCTAGAGCAAGGGGAGATTCCAAACCTCTTGCTCTCTGGATCTGCGGGGGTAGGTAAAACCACAATTGCTAAGGCATTATGTGATGAGTTAGGAGCAGATAGTTATGTCATTAATGGGTCTGATGAGGGTAGATTCCTGGACACTGTACGCAATCAGGCAAAGACCTTTGCTTCTACTGTTTCTCTTACATCTGAATCAAGTCATAAAGTTATCATTGTGGATGAGGCAGATAATACAACGCCAGATGTCCAACTATTATTACGTGCGTCGATTGAGGAGTTTCAAAAGAACTGCAGGTTCATATTCACGTGTAACTATAAGAATAAAATCATAGCACCACTGCATAGTAGGTGCTCAGTAGTTGATTTTGGTATTAAAAAAGACAAACAGAAGCTTGCTGCTGCATTCTTTGGTAGAGTGTGTGAGATCCTTAAGAAGGAGAGTATTAAGTTTGAAGAGAAGGTAGTAGCAGAGGTAGTAACAAAGTATTTTCCAGACTTCCGTAGGACTCTGAATGAATTGCAGAGATATTCTGCTACAGGTGCTATAGATGCTGGTATATTATCTTCTGGTCAGGAGTTTAGTGTAGAGAAAGTAGTAGGTCACCTTCGCAAGAAGGAGTTTACTAACATGAAGAAGTGGGTTGCTCAGAATATGGACAACGAACCACAAGTTATCATGAGGAAAATATATGATAACCTTTATAACTATTTTGATCCCAAGTCTATCCCTGAAGCAGTGTTGATCATCTCTGAGTATCAATACAAGTCTTCCTTTGTGGTAGATCAGGAGATTAATCTCGTCGCATTTATGACAGAGTTAATGATGAGGTGTGACTACAAATGAGACAGGACTATGTGACACAACCTATGTTTCCTATCAGGTGCTTTAGTTTTAAGGCACCTGTTGGTCTGACTAAGGATACTCTAGCGAAAGCAGAGAAGATGGCATATAAAAACTATAATGCTGAGTATGGTGTTGGTACCACGTCTGACATATGTAACAACCCTATCTTTAAGGAGTTGCATGTGTGGTTTCAGAGTTGCATTGACACATTACATGCTGACAATGGCTGGAACTGTGATAGACTAGTAGTTAATAAGTCTTGGATCAATAGATCCGATGCTGAGAGTGGTCATCACCATGCACCACACCGACATCCAATGTCATACTTGAGTGCTATATTCTATCTCACACCAGGACCAGTAACAATCTTTGCTGATCCAATAGCACAACGAGAGTGGGCTCAGTTTCACTTAGATGGTGGACCTATAAGTGATTCTACACAGTATGTTACACCTATACCAGGTGGATTATTCATATTCCCTAGTTATATGATTCATTCTTCTGATCCTAATTACAGTTTCCATAATAGATTCAGTATCGCCTTTAATACATTCCCTCAAGGGTCAGTTAATTCAGGTGGATGGGATCAATCTATGGTTGATGTAAAAGTAACTGGAGCATGGGATGAGTTAGGTCCATTAGATTTGTCAACGTATGCTAAGAAGTAATGCCAGCCTGGGAAGCAAGTAACGAACTTAATCTATTCCCTGTTAAGGTCAGGGAGTATCATAAACCCAAAGATGATATGCACAAGTATCTCTTGGAGTTTTTTGAGACGTACCCTCAACAGTTATCTAACTTTCCAGAGGGTGTTATTACTAGCAGACCAGATCTACACAAGTGTGACAACGAACATGTCCGTAATTTGATGGGATGGTTTCGTGCATGTCTTGAAGAGTACCATAACCAGTATCAATTATACTGTGATAATCTTGAGATCAGTGCCTGTTGGTTTAACAAAGCACCTGCTCAGAGTGGGGTTGGTCATCCACTCCATAGACATCCTATGTCCTATGTGAGTTCTGTATATTATATTACAGAAGGAGCACCCACTGCCTTCGATGATCCCTGCACACCTAGAGTATATGATACACTAGAGTTACATCAGCAGGAGAAGATGGCCGACCCGTGGGGTATCTGTGAGACAGTCTCAGCAGAGCCAGGTAAGTTAATTATCTTTCCATCATGGTTAAGACACTTCTCTGGTAGACATCTAGAAGATTATGATAGATGGACAATTAGTTTCAATGCATTTCCAAATGGCAAGTGCAATACAGGGCCATTCCAAATGCCACAATTAGAGGTTAAAGTATTATGAAGTATTTGAAGACACCATTGAGATATCCAGGCGGTAAGTCTAGGGTTGCTAAAGATTTTATTCCTAGATTCCCTAATGATATTAGTGAGTATCGAGAGCCATTCTTAGGTGGTGGATCTGTGGCACTACTATTCAGTCAGATGTATCCTGATGTACCAGTGTGGGTCAACGATAAATATGTTTACCTCTATAACTTCTGGGTACATCTACAGAAGTGTGGTAAGAAACTGTCAGATGATCTAGTTAGTATTAAAACAGAGCACTCGACAGAGGATAAGGCCAAAGAATTATTCAAAGATGCCAAAGATAAAATACACAAGGAAGATCCTTATAATCAAGCTGTTCTTTTTTGGGTTCTTAATAAGTGTAGTTATAGCGGACTTACCGAGAACAGTTCCTTCTCTGCAACAGCTTCTAGACAGAATTTTACAATTAAAGGTGCCAGAAACCTCGTTAATATTTCCAATATAATACAACCGTGGAGGATAACTAACCTAGATTATAGTGAAGTCATGCAAGCAGATGGTGACAATGTGTTTCTTTTCTTAGATCCACCCTATAAGATAGGGACATACCTATACGGTAGTAACGCTGAGTTGCATAAGAATTTTAAGCATGAAGATTTCCACGAGAGTTGCAATCTATGTAAGCATGATTGGTTTGTCACTTATAATAATGATGATGACCTGAAAGAAATGTATAAAGACTACCACCAAGAAGAATTCAAAATCACCTATGGCATGAAGCATAGGCCAGACAACAAACTAAAGAAGGAGTTACTAGTAGTTAACTACGATGTAAACGCAACACCACTGGAGGCGATGTATGCATGAGTATCCACTAAAGGATTACCTCAACAGTATCAATCTAAAGCAGGGAGACCTCTCTAATGATGAGAGAGCAATGAAAAAATACCCTGCTTTTGTTGTGAACAAGTGTCTTTCTTCCTTCATTGACACTGTAATGCATGCGAACGAGATGAATGCATCTTCACATTTAGATAAGGATCTTCAGTACCAATATTATATACATAGTGTTAGGAAATCGAAGAGATTTTCTCCTTGGGATAAGAAGTCTAAAGACTGTGACCTCGACTTAGTGAAAAGATACTATGGTTATAACACTGAGAAAGCTCAGCAAGCGATGAGAATTTTGACTCAAGATCAAATT